AACCGCGTAACATGGCAGCTCTCACGCAAGGTCGCGATACCAAATCGCGCGAAGGCCGGTTCGACACCTTCCCCGTCGAAGCCAACACGATGATCTACGCCGGCGCGCAGGTGTGCCTCAATGCGGCCGGGAACGCGGTGCCCGGGCAAGCGGGCATCGGCCTCGTCTGCGTCGGGCGCGCCGAGAAGCAGGCGAACAATCTGGACGGCGCAAATCCCCCTCCCGCGAACATCGGAACCGCCGGCGCGATCAACGTGCGCTGCCAGCGCGGTGCGTTCGCCTGGGACAATTCCTCCGGCGGCGACGCGATCGCGGAAGCGAATGTCGGCGCGCACTGCTTCATGGTCGACGATCACACCGTCGCGCTCACGAATGGCAACGGCACGCGCTCGCTCGCGGGGACCATCTACGACCTGGACCCGATCACCGGCGAAGTGTGGGTCGACAGCCGCCTGCCTCAGGCGCCGGCGAAGCGCTACATCTGCGTCAACATCGCGGACCTGAAGGCGGCCGACGATGGCGTCTACCATGTGCCGTCTCCCGTTTCGGGGCGCATCACCAACATCTTCACGTCCCTGCAAGGAGCGCTGACCGTTGGCAACGCCACGCTCACCGCGTCGATCGGCGGTACGAACGTGACGAACGGCGTCGTGACGCTCGTGGAAGCGGCCTCGGCTGCGGGCCAGGTCAATTCGGCGACGCCGACCGCACTGAACGCCGTCGAGGCCGGCCAGGACATCGAACTGACCGTCGGCGGCACGAACACCGCCATCGTCGCGGCCGTCTGCGTCATCGAGATCACGGAATAACGCGCGCGAAGCGCATAAGGAGACACACCAGTGGAAGTCAATCTCGGCAGCCTTCGTACCCTGGGCATCGGGTTCCAAACGACGTTCGAGAACGCGCTGACCCAGGGGGCGCCGATGTATGGGTCGATCGCGACGACCGTTCCGTCCAGCGTCCGCAGCCAGGATTACGGCTGGCTCGGCAAGCTGCCGAATGTCCGCGAGTGGCTCGGCGATCGCGTGCTCAGCAACCTGCGCACGTTCTCCTATGCCATCGACAACAAGGACTGGGAGTCGACGATCGACGTCGACAGAAACGACATCGAGGACGACAACCTCGGCATCTACAATTCGATGTTCGCGGAGATGGGCGCCTCGGCGGCCGCCCAGCCGGACATGCTGGTGTGGCCGCTGCTGAACAACGGCTGGGCCAATCTCTGCTATGACGGCCAGTACTTCTTCGACACCGACCACCCCGTCCTCGATGTCAACGGCAATCCGACGAGCGTCGCCAACACGGACGGCGGCGACGGAACGCCCTGGTTCCTCGCCGTCAACGGCAGGAAGGTGCAGCCGATCATCTTCCAGAACCGCAAGCCCTATTCCTTCGTTTCGAAGGATGCGCCGACCGATGAGAACGTCTTCATGAGGAAGAAATTCTTGTACGGCACGGACAGCCGCAACAACGCGGGCTATGGCCTCTGGCAGTTCTGCTGGGGTTCCAAGCAGCCGCTCACACCGGACTCGTACGAGACCGCGCGCGCGGCGCTCATCGGCATGCTCGGCGATTTCGGGCGCCCGCTCGGTTCGGTCGACCTTTCGATGTATGTGCCGCCTTTGCTCGAAGGTGCGATGAAGCAAATCCTCAACGCCGACCGCAACGCGGACGGCAGCACCAACATTTGGTTCAATACCGCCAAGCAGGTCATGGTTCCCTGGCTGGCAGTGCAGTAAGCGAGGCATCATGGCGACGACGAAGAAGAAGACAACGATCGATCTCCCGAAAGACGGCCAGCTCATCACGGTCCTGTCGAGCAACCGCGAGGGCTATCGCCGCGCCGGGCGCGCCTGGGCGAAGGGCGCAACGTCCGTTCCGGCGAGCGATTTCACGTCGGAGCAGATCATCGCGCTCAAGGGCGATTCCAGGCTCGTGGTGACCTACGTCGATCCGAAGGCTTGAACTCCCGCGCGCGGTTCGCGGCCCGCGCGCATTCGTTTCAAAGCGGGGTGGAGCAGTCCGGTAGCTTGACGGGCTCATAACCCGTAGGTCGCCGGTTCGAATCCGGCCCCCGCTACCAATTTTGAGGCCGCGACGTGGCAAAGTCAGGTTTCGCGAAAGAGCATCTGAAGAGCTTCATCGAGCGCGTCGAAAGGCTCGAGGAAGAGAAGGCGTCGCTGACGGCCGACATCCGCGAAGTCTACGCCGAAGCAAAAGGCCAAGGCTTCGACACCAGGATCATGCGCCAGGTGATCCGCTTGCGGAAACTCGACCGCGCCGATCGCCGGGAGCAGGAAGCGATGCTCGATCTGTACCTGGGCGCGCTGGGGATGAGGCATTAACGCATGTCTTACGCCACCATCCAGAACCTGCTCGATCGCGGCTACAGCCAGGAGCTGATCGAACTCACCGACACGGTCAACACGCCGCCGACGACGATCGACGACACAACGGTGCAGGATGCGCTCGACGATGCGACGGCGGAGATCAATTCCTACATCACCGCGGCGAACGTGCCGACGCCGCTCAATCCGGTTCCGCGCATCATCGTCACGCGCTGCATCGAGATCGCGCGCTACCGGCTGTGGCGCGATCGCGCCAGCGAGAAGGTCACGCTCGATTTCCAGATGGCCGTCAAATGGCTCGTCCAGCTCGCCGACGGCGCCGTGCAACTCGGTGACAATGTCGCGCCCACCGAGCAGACGGAGCAGATCACGCCGGTCCTGCAGCCGCAGTCGGGCGAGAATGCGATCATGGGCGCGCGAACCTTCACCAAGCGCTCGCTGCGAGGCTTTTGATGACCAGCCCCGGCAGCGTGTCGATGAACCTGACATTGGACACCGGCGGCGCGCCGGAGGCGATCGCGCGCCTCGCCATGTTTCCCGGCGATCGCTCGGCCGCGATGTGGAACGCGATCGGCGGCGCGATGGTCGCCTCGACGCAGATGCGCTTTCGCGAACAGCACGATCCGGACGGCACGGCCTGGATACCGTCGCAGCGCGCGTTGCGCACGGGAACGGACACGCTCATCGAGCACGGCTATCTGCTTGCGAGCCAGACGTACAACGTCCTGGACGACGAAGGCGTCGAGTGGGGCTCTCCGCTCGTCTACGCGGCGATCCAGCAGGCCGGCGGCACGATCCACCGGGAGGCCCACGAGCAATCGGTCTTCCGCAAAGTGAGCAAGCGCGGCGAGCTGGGCAACCGCTTCGTCAAGAAGTCGCAATCGAACTTCGAGACGCGCCATCACGTCGCGGCCTACGACATCCATCTGCCGGCACGGCCCTATCTCGGCATCTCCGATGAAGACGGCGGCACGATCGAAGAAATCGCCACGCGCCATCTCCAGGCTGCGCTGCTCGACACGTCCCCAGGAAGTATCTCCTGATGTTGGCGGCGCAAGACATCATCATAGCATTGTCCGGCAGCGGAATTCAGTATGGTTCGCTGGGCGGCGCGGGCGATTACGCCGGCGTCATGGACCAGCTCAAGAAGACCCGGTCGATTTTCGTGATGCCGCCGACCGAAGACGCGGCGCCGAACGACACGGGCACCATGGTCACGCGCCAGCGCTCGAAGGTTTCGGTGCCGATCGTGCTCGGCTTCATCGTGCGCAGCGGCACGGGCGTCGATCAATCCGGCGACGTCGATACGCTGCGCGAAGCGGTGAAGGCGTTCCTGGTCGGCTGGACGCCGGATTCGAACATCTATGCGCCAATGAACCTGGTCGGCTTCCGCCCGATCCGCGTCTCCCCGGACGGCATGAGCGTCTTCTACCAGCTCGGCTTCACGACGAACTATCAACTGAGGGCACCGTCGCCCTGAAAGGGCGCTTGAAGAGGACACCATGACACAAAAGCTTTCCATCAAAAAAGTGCTGCTTGCGGAAATCGAAGCCGTCTACGGCACCGATCCCGGTCCCGTCGCCGCCAACGCGATGATGGTGTCGAACTTCACCATGAAGCCGATGGCATCGACGCGCGAGAAGCGCCAACGCGCCTATCCGGCGTTCGGCGCGGACCTCGACCAGATCGCGCAGAAATATCGCACGACACAGTTCGACATTGAAGCGGGCGCGTCGGGCGCTGCCGGCACTGCGCCGCTCTACGATTGCGTGATGCAGGCCTGCGGGCTTTCCTCGACGATCGTCGCCGAAACCAGCGTCACTTACGCGCCGATCTCGACAGGCCAGAAATCCATCACCGAGTATTTCTTCTGGGACGGCATCAAGCACACGCTGCTCGGCGCGCGCGGCAACGCGAAGCTCTCGCTCGATGGCGGCAAGCTGCCGCAATGGACGTTCAGCATGAGCGGTCTCTATGCGGACTGGTCCGACACGGCGCCGCCGGCCGGCGTCGGCGCCGA